GTTGCTACACGAACTGGTGTAAGTTTTGAAGAAGTAGCAGGTCGAGTTTAATTAAATAAATAACTAAAGGAGATTAAGAACCATGGCAACAACAAGAGAAAACAAAACAATTTCTCAATTTAAATCTCAACTTATCGGTGGTGGTGCAAGACCGAATCTGTTTGAGGTAGAACTTACTACCTTACCAGCAGGGATTGCATGGCCAGCAGATAACTTCAGATACATGTGTAAAGCAGCACAGTTACCTGCTTCGGTTATTGCTAACATAGATATTCCGTTTAGGGGTCGTATTTTTAAGGTTGCTGGAGACAGAACTATCGAACCTTGGAGTATCACTATCATTAATGATGAAGACTTCAGAATTAGAAAGGCAATGGAAGAGTGGGTCGATCTAATCGCAAAACTAGAAAATAATCTAGGTGCAACAGATCCAAGTGCTTACATGGTAAATGCTAAAGTATTTCAACTTGGTAGAGGATCAAGTCCAAGTTCACAAACAAATGCAGGTGATCGTAACGCAGTATTACGCGAATATGAGTTTATCGACATATTTCCTACAAATGTTTCATCAATTGACCTATCTTACGATTCTTCTGATACAATAGAAGAGTTTGTAGTTGACTTCCAAGTTCAGTCATTCGCATTTGTTGATGCAGGTGGCCCTAACGGTTAACTAAATAGATAAAATAGTATAAATCATGTCTAAGTTATTTGGGTTCTCGATAGAGGACACAGAACCACTTTCTCCAAATGTAGTCTCTCCTATTCCTCCAAACAGAGAGGATGAGTCAGACTACTATATGAGTAGTGGTTTTTTTGGTTCTTATGTTGACATTGAAGGTGTATTTAAAACTGAATTTGATCTCATAAAAAGATATCGTGAAATGTGTCTACATCCAGAGGTAGATAGTGCGATTGAAGATATTGTAAATGAAGCAGTTGTTTCTGATTCAAATGATACTCCAGTAGAGATAGATTTAGATAATCTAAATGCAAGTGATGGTATCAAAAAGAAAGTTAGACAGGAGTTTAAATATATACTTGATCTTTTAGATTTTGATAAAAAGGCACATGAGATATATCGTAACTGGTATGTTGATGGAAGACTTTATTATCATAAAGTAATTGATATTAAAAAACCAGAAGAAGGAATACAAGAACTCAGATACATTGACGCGAGTAAAATGCGTTATGTAAGACAAGAAATGAAGAGTAAGGAAGATAAATTCAAAGTAAATAATCTTTTATCAAAAGATCCAACTGATTATCCTTTTCCTAAGATTGAAGAATATTTTATTTACAATCCAAAGGCTGCATATCCAACAGGTAATATACAAGCAAGAGGTAATTCACAAGGAATCAAAATGGCAAGAGATTCCATAACATACTGCACATCTGGTTTAGTTGATCGAAATAAAGGCACTACGTTATCATATCTACACAAAGCAATCAAATCTCTCAACCAATTACGTATGATTGAGGATAGTTTGGTGATATATAGATTATCCCGCGCACCAGAGCGTAGGATTTTCTACATTGATGTAGGAAACTTGCCGAAGATAAAAGCAGAGCAATATCTCAGAGATGTGATGATGCGATATCGAAACAAATTAGTTTACGACGCTAACACAGGAGAGATCCGCGATGACAAGAAGTACATGGCAATGCTTGAAGATTTCTGGCTGCCTAGAAGGGAAGGAGGACGTGGTACTGAAATTTCTACTTTACCGGGAGGTCAAAACCTCGGTGAAATCACGGATATTGAGTACTTCAAAAAGAAATTATATAGGTCGCTCAACGTACCGCCTTCCAGAATGGACGGAGAGGGAGGATTCAACTTGGGAAGATCCTCAGAAATATTAAGAGACGAATTAAAATTTACTAAATTTGTTGGTCGTTTGAGAAAGAGATTCTCAAATATGTTCAATGATATGTTGAAGACTCAACTCATATTAAAGAACGTAATCACCCCAGAGGACTGGGAAACTATGAGTGAGCACATCCAATATGACTTTTTATATGATAATCACTTCTCTGAACTCAAAGAATCTGAGTTATTAAATGAGAGATTAGGTAATGTTGCAAATGCAGAACCTTATATTGGAAAGTATTATTCTCAGGATTATGTAAGACGTAAGATACTTCGTCAGACAGATGAAGAGATACTTGAACAAGATGCACTCATCGAAAAAGAGATCAAGGCTGGTATCATACCAGATCCTTCAGAACCAGTTGATCCAGAAACTGGAGAACCAATTGGTGATCTTGGAGCACCAATTCAAGAACCAGATTTAGAATCTGAGGGTGGTGCAACCGAAGCACCCACTATCCCTAGTGGTGGGGAAATATAAATAAAATCGGTTAAAGTATTATTTTTTTAAAATATGGAAGACTTAATGGACATGATTCTTACTGATGAATCGCCATCACAAATAAGTGATACGATTAAATCAGCTTTATTTGCAAAGTCTGCCGAACGAGTTGATGCCTTTCGACCAGATGTAGCATCTACAATGTTTGCAGATGATGCGGTTGAAGAAGATGAAGAAGAAGTAGAAGCAGAGACTGAAACTGAGGTAGAAGCCGAAGCAGAAACTGAAATAGGTGACGAGGAGTAACCTATAAATAAATAGTAAAATGACTAGAGTATATCAATGACTATAAGACCCGTCGGAGCAGGAGCATCTGTACGTTTAACAGGAACAGCAACAACATCTGCTGCATTTAATGTGCAGTCAACTGTGATGCGATTAGTTGCAAAAGGAGCAAGTGCTCATGTTGCAATTGGAACTGAACCTATAGCGACAAATGCAAACTTTTTCATCCTTGGTGGTGAAGAGGAGCAAATCGCTCTTACCAAAGGTTCTCAAGCAGTCGTTGGTATAACAACTGGAACTACAACAATTCTTGAAGCTCCAGAAGGAACACAAATGCCATTTATAGTTGGTGATTTTGTTACTCTAGATACTGCTAATGATAGTAATTACACTAGCAAAATAAATCATGTAAAAATTACTGATGTCAATAATAATATGCCATATGGTGCAAGTGGATTTGCAAAGAGCAGAATAACTGTTGCTGCAGATACATCTGGTATTATAACAGCATATAATTCTAATTCTGGTGGATCAGTAATGACTTCACATAAACTATCTGCAATTATCGCGGATGGTGAAACAGCAAACTCAGCTGCTTGTTTATACTTCCAACAAGTTCAACGTACTGGATAACAAAATGAAACTGATTAGAGAAGAGATCGAATCTGTAGAGTTTCTCGTCGAGAATAGAAACGGCAAGAAGTCTATGTATATCGAAGGTGTATTCTTACAAGGAAACATTAAAAACCGAAACGGTAGAATGTATCCGATGGAAACTCTTCGTAAGGAGGTTTCTCGTTATAATGAGAATCATATTCAGTCAGGTAGAGCACTTGGAGAGTTAGGTCATCCAGAAGGCCCAACAGTAAACCTTGATCGTGTATCCCATAAGATTGTATCACTTAAAGAAAGTGGATCTAATTTTATAGGAAAAGCAAAATTACTATCAACACCTATGGGTAAGATCGCGTCTTCTCTCGTAGAAGAAGGAGTCAAACTCGGTGTATCTTCTCGTGGTATTGGTTCTCTCAAAATGACAAGAGAGGGAGTCAATGTCGTAGGTGACGACTTCATGTTAGCAACTGCTGCTGATATCGTTGCTGACCCTTCAGCACCCGATGCTTTTGTAGAGGGAATCATGGAAGGAAAAGATTGGGTATGGGATGGAGGCATACTTCGTGAGAGGTCTGCTGCTAAAACATACAAGACAATCAATACATTAACAGACCAGAAAAGATTAGACGAGCAGAAATTGAATCTGTTTAACGACTTTTTGTCGAATTTATAACTTTTCTAAATAAAAATAGTTTTAATCACAGCTCATCGGAGTATAAAAAATGTCTCGTGGCAAAAAATTACAAGAAATGGAAGTAAAGACACAGCAATCCAAGTCCGCTGTCAATGCTAACGCCAAGCCTGGCGATCCAATGCCTAAGTTAACTACAGGTGGTACACCTGCATCATATGAAGATCTCGGAGGCCCAACTCCAGAGAACTATAAACCAGATGATGATTCTGCAAAAGTAAAAGAGCCCGGTGGCACTTTAAAGCAGGTTAAGGATGTAGTAACTAAAGGAGCAAAGGCAGGAGAACCCATGAAATCCAAAGGATATAAAATGGAAGAGGAAGAAGTAGAACTCGAAGATCAACAGGAAGTTGTTGCAGAGGACGAGACATCCGCTGAAACTGATGAAGTTGTGGCAGAAGAAGATGACACAATAACAGAGGAAGAAGTAGAGACATATGATATCGATGATGATGTCAATGCTTTACTTGGAGGAGAAGAACTCTCTGAAGAGTTTAAAGCAAAAGCAAAAACAATTTTTGAGACCGCACTCAAGACAAAGGTTGCTGAAGTAAGAAAACTTCTCGAACAACAGTATGAAGAAAAACTTGGAGAGGAGATTATCGAAGCAAAAGAAGCTCTCGCTGAGAGAGTGGACTCATACTTAGAGTACGTTGCCGACGAGTGGTTCACTGAGAACCAACTTGCAGTCGAAAACGGCCTCAAGGAAGAACTCACACAATCATTCCTTGGTGGAATGAAGAGTCTTTTTGAAGAACATTATGTACAAATCCCTGAAGACAAATACGATGTCCTTGAGAGTATGGTAGAAAAACTTGATGACATGGAGAGTAAACTCAATGAGCAAATCGAAAAGAATATTTCACTAAACAAGCGTCTCGCAGAGTCGGTTGCAGATGGTATCCTTGACGAAGTTTCTGAAGGCCTAGCGTCTACACAGAAAGAGAAGCTCGCTTCACTTGCCGAAAGTGTAGAGTTTGAAAGTGAAAACAATTATCGTGAAAAATTGGAGACATTGAAGCAATCTTATTTTGCACAGAAGTCATCTCCAGCAGTTAAAACTGAAACATTGTCAGAAGGATTAGACGCTACTCCTGAATCGACAACTGGTTCAATGGCAGCATATCTGAAGACACTTCAGTCATTTAACAAATAACTGATTTTATTAAATCAAACAAAAACTTTTAAAAGGTAAATCCCAAAATGTTTCAATCAGAATCATTGCAGGAAAAGTGGAAGCCACTTCTTAACTATGAGGGCCTTGACGAGATCAAAGATCCCCATCGTAAAGCAGTAACCGCCGTCCTGCTCGAAAACCAAGAAAAATTCCTAAGAGAGGAATCATCATTCTCATCCAACGGGATGTTAATGGAGCAACCAACTGTTAATACTAATAGTGGTTCAACCGCTGGTTTTAGTGCCGGTGCATCTACACCAGTTGCTGGTTTCGATCCCGTACTTATCAGTCTTATTCGTCGTTCAATGCCAAACTTGGTCGCATATGACCTAGCTGGTGTACAACCAATGAGCGGCCCAACAGGTCTTATCTTCGCAATGAGATCTCGTTACAGTAGCATGACAGGAACAGAGACATTCTACAACGAAGTAGACTCTGCATTCTCTGGTCGCGATAAAGCATCTAATGCCGAAACTGGTTTCGTCGATGGCGACGCTGGTATGGGTACAACTGCTGTATCTGCTACAAACCCTGCAGTTCTTAACCCAGTATCATCTGCATCCTCACTAGGATACAAGGTCGGTATGGGAATGAGAACAGATGAGGCAGAAGCACTTGATGGCACAGGTAATGATGCCTTCAACCAAATGGCATTCTCAATCGAGAAAGTCACCGTGACAGCTAAGTCTAGAGCACTAAAGGCAGAGTACAGTTTAGAACTTGCTCAAGACCTTAAGGCTATCCACGGTTTAAACGCAGAAGCAGAACTTGCTAACATCTTATCAACTGAGATACTTGCTGAGATAAACAGAGAAGTTATCAGAACAATCTATAAGACTGCAGAGCAAGGTGCTGTACAAAACGTTGCAACCGCTGGTGTATTCGACCTTGACATCGACTCAAACGGAAGATGGTCTGTTGAGAAATTCAAAGGACTATTGTTCCAGATCGAAAGAGATGCAAACGCAATCGCACAAAGAACTCGTCGCGGAAAGGGTAACATCATCCTATGTTCTGCAGACGTTGCTTCTGCACTAACAATGGCTGGTGTACTTGACTACACACCTGCTCTTAACGCTAACCTTAACGTTGATGACACTGGTAATACATTTGCTGGTACATTACAAGGTAAGTTCAGAGTATACATCGACCCATATGCTGCAAACCTAACTGCTGCTAACGCTGCACCTACAGGTGGTAATCAGTACTATGTCGTTGGTTACAAAGGTACTTCACCATATGATGCTGGACTGTTCTACTGTCCTTACGTTCCACTACAGATGGTTCGTGCAGTGGGAGAAAATAGTTTCCAACCAAAAATCGGGTTTAAGACTCGTTATGGTATGGTTGCTAACCCATTCGCAGAAGGAACACAGGCAGGAAGCGGTATCCTTAGTGTTAACGCTAACCGTTACTACAGACGTGTTGCTGTTAAAAACCTTATGTAAGCAAGATGCTTATATATTTTTCAAAGAGACCCTTGACGGGTCTCTTTTTTTATGCTATGATAGGCTTATCTCGCACGTCCCTCCTTTTGGGAAGTGTTTTAGTTTATACACCAGAGGTAAAATGCCAGTTTTTAGAAATGATGGGGATATAGTGCCCTTCAAACCATATCATGATAGTGATATTATTAATTCATATTGGATGGATTATGATGAGTTTGCAGCGATAGAAGAAGTATTCTGTCAGAGAAATACAGAAGGTCGATTAAGTAGAGCACAAAAACATTTAGCAACATTGATGCCAGAACATGCAGTGGTATTCCTTGCTAGACTTACTAAATCAGACACAGTTTATGGAAAGAAATATAAAGCAGGTAAGATATTTAGAATTGATTCCAATACTAGAGCATTGAATTGGAGTAAGGGTGGATCAGATGCTATTCCAGAAAAAGTATTTGTAATTGAATATTCTTTTGATAACATTGATCGTATAAGAGAATCATATAA